TTTTGAATATCTCGTTCTGGAATAGTGCGCTCAGGACGCTGACGCAATGGAGACACACGAGCCGCACCAACCGAACCACCACGCCCTGCCGATGCTTCGGCTTCACGCACAGACTTAAGAACATCTGAAGTGGTTTTGGCTTGACTACCACCTGCACCAACTACACGTGTCTCTGATTTCTGTGCAAGATCACGGACCTTCTGAATATCTGCAAGTTCTTTTTGACGTTGTGCTTGGTTTTGCTGAATCTTTGTGCCAATGATGCGCTTGAATGCCTGCGATGAACGAATCGGAATAGTCTTTAAGTCTGGTTTGTCTTTTCGATCACGTATTACTTTCTTGCGTATGCGATCAAACTCCACTTTAGCCAGTTGATCTACTGTCTCATCGTCGAGTCCTGTGACACGCTTGACATAGTTTTTCATTGGTGTAGCATTCTTACCGCCTTTGCCTGCCATGTATAAAGCACGGTCAAAGTCATTCTCAAATGTCACACGAGTGTTATCAAGCTTGGGCGTAGCCCTCCGGAAAGAAGGAAGCATAGGCTCCAACTTAAACTCAGGAGTAGTTGGAATAAGCTCTGGCATCTCAGGCTGTAGTTGTTCTACAACATCACCTACTTCTGGCTCTGCAGGCTCACGTGGCTGTACAGGTGCTTCTACTTCTGGTTCTTCTACCTGACGAGCACCACGCTTGGCAAGAGCACCAATAACACCGCCAAGACCAGCACCAAACCCAGTGCCTGCCAAGATGTTAAAGACTGCACTGTCTCCAAGCTCTTCGAAGGTAGGCTCTGCCGCACCGGCGACAGCACCTGCACCAGCACCAGCCGCCATTGTGCCACGGATTTTACCAAGACCTTCGGTGACCTTTTCAATCTTTTGGAATGGCAATAAAGCACCGACAGGATCTAAAATATCTCCTGCAAAGCGGCCCACTAATGTGGCTATTGGATCTTGAGCTTCGGCAACTCGTGTTTGAAACTCACGAGCAAACTCTTCACGGTCCAGCTCTTGAGGCTCACCCTCGCCGTACACAAACTCACGTACAGGTTCTGGTAAGGCCTGTTCAATACCACGAGCTGTTGATGTAACGCCCTGCCTAAATCCTGTACCAGCCGCTTCAAGCATACCAATCTCAGGACCATACTGAGCCTCTAGCTCTGCAAGAGTAGCGTTAATGTCCTCACTAGACGTACCATCCGGAAACTCTACACGAGCTAAGGGATGATCTACAATTATCGGCATTAGCGACTCCTTGGAGCACGATCAGATAATTCTGCAATAATCCTACGATATTCTTCCTGTTGGTTTGCAGTCATTGTTGGCTGGCTAGACAAAGCCCTTAAGCGGTTTTGCAACACTGAGGTTTCTTGTTGCTGAATTTGACTAATAGCGGTGTCACGTTCTTGCGTAGTCTGCACAGTACCACTTGTTTCGGGACGTTGCACTGGCGTTGCTTGAATTGTTGGTTTTGGTGCAATGCCTTGACGACGCTCCACAATTGGCATTTCACGCTTCATAGCTTCTTGGTTTGAAGAACCTCCTCGACTACCTCGTGAAGGAACACCTCGATTGGCCTCTTCAATTTTAGCCGCTGTTTCTGGCGGGACATTCATGCGAACATCGCTGTCACGAACACCCTGTCCCATGTCTGTTTTTAAGTAGACATTGCCTTGACCAATTTGTACAGGCTCTACATCGTCACGCATAACACCAGTGCTCTGCTCTGATGCTTGTGCGTTTGCTTGAATTTGTTCTGCTTCTTGCGGTGTAAGACGACGTAACCCACCAGCTTCATAAAATCCGACAAGCTGGCCTGATTCCGTAAAGGCTCCAAGCTTTTTATCCTGTACAGTTTTTTGTTCTGGGAGTCCTGTTAATGGGTCGGTGGTGGTAATGGTACGATACCCCAAGGGCACTTCACGTTGCGTCAGCTTAGGTTGCATTGCACGGCCTTGTTGCATCAAAATCATCGAAGCGGCTGGGTCTGTTTCACGTAATAACTGAGCGGCCTCAATTAAATTACCTTTGGTTTGTTGCATTGCCGCTTGTACGTTTTGAGCTCGACGCTCTTGAGGACTACGCATGTCCCTTCCAAGTGCAGAGCCTAAAGATTGTGAAAGCATCCCAGCAGTGCGTTGAGCTTCAGCCAACAAAGGGCTACGGCTTTGAGCCATTGCGAGTTGTTGGTTGAGTCGTTCTTTTTCTGCGAGCTGACGAGCCGCTTGGGGATCAAGAAGTTCTAATATCATCGAATCACGAATAGCCATTATTGACCACCTCCACTTGTTACAACCTCAATTACTTGAGCTTGTGGAGAAGACGCACCAGATGAAATACCCAGTGCTTGCAACACAGCATTAATTCGTGCTTGCTCCAATGCCGCTTCAGTTTCACCCAAGCCTGTGAGAGACTGCAAGTAAGCAGGACCAAGAGCACCAAGCAATTCCGCTTCGGAGGCTCTTCCAGCCTGAGCAAGCTGTGCGGCCTGCAATGCAGGAGAGAGTGTAGAAAGCATTTGCTGTTCTGGCAAGAATGCAGTTTGAAGCCCTGTCTGCAATGTGCCAAGCTGTGCCTGCTGTAACTGTGAGGGTGCGAGCTGTGCTTGCTGTCCAAGACCAAACATGCCCGATGCTTGTTGTAGAGCTTGTTGTTGTTCTGCTGTAGCCATTTGACGAGCCTGCAATGCCGCTTGATTACGTGCTTCTTCTTGAGCCTTTGAAAGTGCTAAGGCCTCTGGAGTACCACCGTATGCGGCAGTTTGAGTACCCAAACGCCCTTGTGCGGCTAAACGGTTTTCCAAAGCAATGCGCTGACGTTCTTCTTCAGGCATTTGTGTTGCCCGGATTTGTTGAAAGATGTCTTGTGCGGCTGTGCCAATTGGTTGTTGAGCCTGCGTCAATGCAGTGCCTGCACCCTGCATAGCCTGTTGTGCAAAAGGACTTCCTGCACCACCTAGCTGTGTTTGTCCTGCAAGTTGACCTAACAACGATTGCTGGATTTGCTGTGGTTGTTGTGCAAGTTGGGATGTTAGCCCACCTTGTGCACCAATCTGCCCAGTGCCCATCCCTGTTGTTACAGTAAAGGGTTGGAAAGCCGCCGCCTGAGCTCCCTGCTGAGCCACTTCTGGATAGGACATTGGAGTCGGCCCAGTAACTTGTGTGCGAAGGTCTCCAATATTTGAAATAGCCTGATCGAGTCCTTCAAAGGCTAATCCCGCACCGGCTACTTGGCCTAGTGAAGTATTTAAAAAATCATCTAGCAATGACATTAATATGTTCCTCCGTCAATTGTACCAACAGTTGCAGTACCCGTGACAGATAGTGTCGGGATTGTTACAGTGCCAGTAAATGTAGGCGATGCTGTATTAGACTTTGTTGCCACTGCAGTGGATATGTTGTTAAACTCTGTATCAATTTCTGAGCCCTTAATAATCTTGGAAGGATTTCCTGATGCCAGATTATCCTTCACGGCAAAGTTGGTGGTTTTTGTATAGTTTGACATTAGATAGTCCTTCCGATAATAGCTTGTGCAGTAAGTCGCTGAATAGAAACTACCGCTCCATTAATTTCTGATTCAATACCAAGTTGTACTACTTGACCGCCACCTGATGCTTGAACTTGTGGGCGGTTTACCAAGACTCCTGCATTAAACTCACCGATGTTATATTCTGCAATGTTATACTCAGCGATAATTTGTTCGGCAAGTGTAAATGTTTTTTTGCGATAACCAAAGGAATAATCGTATCCCCAGTTGAGTGTAGCCTGTGTGTCACTTCCGCCAATAATTGTAATCTTCAGGTTCTTTAGTAGCTTAAGGTTCGACGGTGCACCGAAGTCAATGTAGTTGGTAAAGTACGACATAATATACGGAGAGCCGTTGTCGGTAAAACCATCGTACTTCGCAATGCCTTGGTCTTTTGCAAGCAGTAATGTACCGTCACGTCGTCTACATAAAGCCTGTGGTGTAATAGTATTCCAACGTGTGACTCGGTGGCTACCATCCTGCAATGGACTTCGCATATCAAAGCAAAACGTCAAAGAGTTTGCTTCGAGGTGTAATAAGTAAAATGCTTCTTCCGGAGAGTAGACAGAATAAATACGCCCTGTTTCTCCTAACACAGCCGACATCATTTCAGTTCGAATGTTCTTCGAGATGTCTCGCATCGGCATTGATTTTTCTTGGATGGTACGAGAAAAACTACGTAGCCCATCGTCTGACAAGAAGATAACATCAGTACCTGTAACCTGTACAGAGTCTCTTGCAATGCACCCAACACCTTCTACCGTGTCCTGCAAAGACATCGTAGCTGGATCATCAGCTCCTTGGTATACTAAAATTTGTGTTTTACCAAAAATAATCAGGAAGTTGTTGTGCACCGTAATAGCAGTAATTTCATCATTACCATTAGGCCACACTTTGGAAATGTCAATACTTCCTGATGATCCTGTGTCCCACTTAAATCCTGTCAGAAGATCTGACCAGTAGATTGTTGTATTATCTGTGTCTGTTTTAGCTACCCAAAGACGACCAAAACCAGACTGAACAATGTCGCCTGCAGGCACAGTGCCGCTATACAATACATTATTAGATACTTCGTCACACGTTGTCCCGTCGTAGTATATTGGTGATTCACCTTGACGGAACATGTACAGCACCCCGTTCAAGTTGGCGCTATCAAAGTTACCATCGCCCACTGTATAGCCTGATGGTGTTATGTCAGTGAGCGTTGTTGTTCCGGAATAAATAGCTGTAGCAGACGCACTCACCACTTCGGTTGTACCATCAGAGTTGATAAACTCACTAATGTGTACTATATCATCGCCATTTGTTTCGGTGATGTAATCCCAGCCTTTCCGTGCACCGATACGTCCAAATTGGTCAATAACGCAATTATCAGCAACCAATGCAAACTGCTCAGACAGTGAAGTAGGAGAGTCCTGAGTGTTTAACCCAAAGAAGCCCGGAGCTTGAATTGCAATACTCTGTAGCTGTTTAGCCATTAGCCAACATTCCAGATAGTTTCTGCAGGATGTAACGAAGCATCCAACGCAATTGCATTACGCAAGTCTTCTTGTGCAAAGATAAGTTGTTCTTGTGCGCTTTGGCCTCCGGTTTCACCACGCTCCCGTAAGGCATAAGCAAAAGCTAATTGAATAATAGGTTGTGTAGGGATTGAAACCACATCGGTATCGGTAGTCAAAGTACCGTTACGAAGCTCAACATAAACCTTTAAATTGTAAGCATCGTTAGGAGTAGGGGTAAATCGAAGCTGGGCATCTCCGTTAGCATCGACTCCAGATACGTGGTAATAGTTTGGTATTCCAAGTGCATTGTCTGTAAACTCCTTGGTTTGGTTGTTTCGTATTTTGTTTTCTTGGTAGACGTGTGTGTTTAATGTAGTGTTTAAAACATCAAAGATTTTACCACGAGTACCAAAGCCCGGCAAAGAGTATAAGTCATCGCCGCTTACAGTAGTGATGTCAAGTGTTGTACGAAGTGCTGTCCAGTCCCAAGAGTTCTCGACGGTTTGGTAGGCATCATTAACAAAGTCACCAATGAGCTTAGAATAGTCGGTGTCAGAGACAGTTGCTACTTCTTCTTCACGGAGCCTTCTTAGTACAGCGTTTACTAAGTCTAAATAGGTCATTGCAATTCCTTAATACTAAGAGTATTTTAGCACACTTTTATACATTTGTCAAGGCCTGTGGAGAAACACCGGCTAGAAGCAATTCAGAAATACGCTT